CGCACCGAGGGCGGGGAGCGGTCGAGGCCCCCGCCAACGGCCAGCAGATCGGTTCGCATCGCAAGACCCGTGCTCCAGAACGCCGAAAGCCGCCCACGCTGTCTCGGCGCTGGCGGCTCTCAGTCACTGTAAGGGGACAATAGGTCTTGGAGTGGCGGGATTATCCGGGATTAGGCGGGATGGGCCGGAAAGCGGCGCGAATCCATGGACTTAAGCGCCATGCGATGGAGAGGTCCGAAAAGTCGCCGGGACAAAACTTTTTGGAGTAGCCCGCGCGGCGAGACAATTGGTTCTGGAGTTCGAAGGGCTGGCGTTCGAGCCTTCGAAAGGCCTTCGAGGCCGCACCGCCCACCGATCAGTGCGCGTTAAATCAATGACTTGGAGCATAAGGCGCGGTCGGCGACGGTGCCGCTTATCGCCCCATTGGGGTGCGCCGAACCTCAAAACCGCATCGAGCGCGCGCCGTGTCACCGGCAAACATGGGCAAACGGCGAAATACAGCAATAACTTCAATCATCTAGACTGCCATGAATGTGATCCTCCGCTCCTGGAGAGGTTTCCGGTTTTCAGCGCCTGCGGCGGCCTGATCGGCGCACGGCGGAGCGCAAGGTCGGGCCTGATCGGCCCTTGCGGCGTGGGCGCGAGGCGGCGACTGCAGCGGCACCGGTTGCCCCCGCAACGCCGGAGCCTGCCGGCAGGGAGCCAGCATCCTCGTCCGGTTCATCGCCGAGATTGCAGGTGCGGCGAGACTGGCTCACCGAGCCGTCCTGACAAACAAAGCGGCCGCGTTCGCAATGCGAGACACCACCCTTCTTGCCCGAGCACGGACGATTGCCCCTGCCCTCGGCTGCACCGGCAATGAACAGGGCCGGAAGGCCGAGCAAAAACCACCTGCGATCCATGATACCCCCCAAAGCTGTAATCCGAGGTCCGATGTTAGGGACACAGCGCCAGATATGCAGCTTCGTTCCTCTACGGAGGGCGATGTCCGGTAATGTCTCAAGTTGAAACCTTGTCATGCCGATCTGCTGCAACGGCGGTCGCCGGTGTCGAGCCTCGCGGCACAATCTTCACAGGTCGGCCCAGCTTGGCTGCGACGATGCCGAGCATCGCGGCCTGCGCGCCAACGCAGGGCCAGCCAAGGGGCGGCTGCTGCGCTTCGTGATCATCGGATGCCAGCGCCAGCTCGATCACGTCCGGCGCACGACCTGACGCCTCCAGCGCGGCCGCCTGCGACACTGCCTCGCTGGCGGCGCGCTCGATCATGGCATACAGGGCGCGAAGCTCGTTTATCGCCCCAGCGGGCGCGGCGTTGCGCCCGGATGACCAGCTTTTCACCGTATCCGGTCGGACGTTCAAGAACGCCGCGGCCTCCCGGTGAGAGAGGCCGCATCTGTCACAAAGAAGGGTGAATGTGGTGATCATGCCAGTACAACTCTATGAGATATATCCACACTCCGACCTTTGTGCGTCCCGACAACCGACACGTTAGCCTTTGCAATATTAACTGATCTGAGCCACTTCTGAATGGTTACATCAGATGCTTTGCCGAACCACGAGCGCTGCTGAATTGGGTACGCTTTTAACGCCTCCCACCGTGCATCGAGATCATCGGGCAACGTGATGTGAGCGGGAACAGATGAGGCAGTAGCAATGGTGCGGGTGCGAGTAAAATAGCTCATTTTAGGCCTCCTAGCCTCTTGCGGTGGGCCGTTCCCGCCGCGTTTGTGATGTGCAATATACACTAACGGTGTATGTTGTCAAGAGGCTCGATCTGGCCTCATCTCGATGCCGAACGCCGACAATCAGCCTGGTACCTCTGCCACTCTCGACGATCTGCGGCCGTCGACGTGACTTTCCCTTCCCTAGCGCTCAGCACCATGTTCGCCAGGCTCTGTGTGGCCATCGCGCAATGGACCCTGCCGTGTTCGCCCAGTTCGACCGGAGCCTCCCCGATCAATGTGAGAGCCTGCATGTGAAGGGCCGACATCCGTCCGCGATCGTTCCGCTTGATGGCGGTCTCAATGCGCCCGGCGACATCCTGCTGCGCAGAAAGCCATTCGCGAACAGCAGCGCTCTGAGGCCGCCATGTCGGATCAACCGTTGCCTGCTCGACAGCCTCGGCGGCGGGTGCAGCTGGCCGAATGCCACGGCTCGGCACCCCGACGCATCGTGGGGTAGCCCAAAGCCGGTCAGCTTCCCGCTCCTCCGGAGTGCAGGCTCTTGCCTGAGCGAGGGTCGAGAAGGACACCGCTGCCAAAGCGACAAGCCCGACAATCAGCTTCCACTTCATAGCACCTTCTCCGTCCAAAACACGCGACCAACGATTTCGACACGATCAAGATCAGATGCGTCGATCCTCTCGATTGGATAACGGTCCTTGTTGTCGCTGAGTAGCGATAAAGACCCATCGAGTAGTTTCTGGACACGCTTCACGCGTGCCTCATCACCCACTACCAGCGACCAGATGTAGTCGCCAACGATTGAGCGCTCACGGGCATTTACAAGCATCATGGCACCGTCAGCTATTGTGGGCCACATGCTGTCGCCCCTTGCCCGGATACAGTGCACATGCTCCGGGTCTATCCCTAAGTGGCGAAGATAGGCGCGCGAGAAGGGAAACCGCGCGACGACATCAGCGCGCTCGTTCCAATGGCCCGGTCCAGCAGCAGCAGTCACGTTAAGGACTGGCAGCATCACTGCATCGTCATGCTCGAAGTGAGCCTGCTCTGTCTCGTGAAAGCCCAACGCGTTTGAGCTTTCACCAAACTCTTCTCCGAAGGCCAGCCAAAGCGGGTTCACCTCAGCTTCGCGAGCGAGAATCGCTATCGCTAAAAACGGGGCCTTGGCACGCTCATCCCGCCATTTGCCGACCTGTTCGCCGGTCGTGCCGACAAGTGACCCTACCTTCTCGAGCGTTCCGATCCGCTCGATGACGGCTTTGAAGCGCTCTCGAAAGCGCTTGTCCCAAGAGTTGCGGGTTTCACTCTTCATTTATCGGCACCACTTGCTCTTCCGAACTTGACATACCGACAAAAGACGGCTTATGGTCACGAAAGTTACCCACATACTTAACAGATGTCGGCCTCGGCCGCCATCGGGAGGCGTCTCTTGCACCCTGCGGACATTCTCGCCGCTGTTCGGAAGTCGAAGTTCCGCTTCTTGCCGGCTATTGCAGACAGATACGGTGTGAGTGAGGTCGCGCTGAGAGCTGCCTTCCGTCGCCCACAGCCTGCGGCCGAAAAAGCCATCTCCAAGGCAACAGGGATCCCGCTTCATGTGCTCTGGCCGGAGCGCTGGGGTCCGTCGGGCCAGCGCCTCGTGCGTCGCGGCGGCGTCCGCAAGAGCGCCGCGTGATGGAGCGCTGGTTCACCACTCGGGACCTTTCGGCCCTTGCGCTGCCGGGTCTTCCGAAGGACCGCAGCAGTCTGACCTGCCACCTCAATCGGCTGAGCATATTCGACTGCCGCGCCCGGAAGCATATCGCCTTCCTCGACTATCCAGGGCGGCGCGGCCGGAAACCCATCGCGATCCACTTCCTTGGCCTGCCGCGTGCTGCGCGAGACGAGTTTTTCGGCCGGCTGCTCCGTGGGGAGACGTCCTGATGTTTCGCATCGTCCCTTCGATCACCGACACCCTCTGCCTCCTTGTGCTGATGGCGGCGGCCTACGCCGGCTTCGGCGCGGCGGCATCCGCTGACCAGTCCATCATCAGCCTGTTGCGAGATCTCCAGTGAGTGACGCCTTCATCCCGCCCGCGCCGTTGCGTCCCGTCATGGAGCGCGTCCTTGAGATCGAGATCGGGCTGATCGAGATCAGAGATCGCCTCAGGCCTGTGTCGCCTGCAGGCGTCGAGGCCCTCGCGGCCATGATCTCCGAGCACGGGCTCGAACAGCCGGTGCTGGTGCGCCCCATTCCCGGGTCCAATCGCGTGCAACTGGTGGCCGGTGCCCACCGGGTGGCAGCCGTCAACCTGCTGGGCCTGACCACCATCCGGGCCATTCTGCGCGAGTGCTCGGACGCCGAGGCTCGCATCATCGAGATCGATGAGAACGTCGGCCGAGTGGAGTTGAGCCAGGTCGATCGCGCGGTCTTCCTCGCGACCCGCAAGGAAATCTACGAGGCCATGCACCCGGAAACGGTCATGGGGAAGGCGAAAAAACCAAAGAAGGGCGACGACTTAGGAAAGGTCGCAAACTTTGCGACCTTTGCCCGCTTCTCCAAGGATGCAGCCAGAGCGACGGGGTTGTCAGAGCGGACAATCCAGTTGGCGGTGCAGACTGTCTCCGACCTCTCCCCCGCCATCATCGCCCACCTGCGGGCCAGCCCGTTCGCCGACAATCAGGCGCAGATCATGGCGTTGGCCAGGCAGGTGCCGGATCATCGCCTGCCCATCGCCGAGGCGCTCGCCACCGGCCAGTACAAGAGCGTGCAGGCTGCCAAGATCGCGCTCGGTCTCGCGCCGAGGGTGCAGGTGGACGAGCAGGAGCAGGTCTTCCTGAAACTCAGCGACGCATGGTCTCGCGCCAACGCCAAGACGCGCCGCAGGTTCCTGCATCACTTCGAGCTGGCAGAGGCTCCGCGCGCGGGCCGCAAGGCAGGGGCAAAGCCATGAAGCAGTGGTTCACGCCAGCCGATATCCTGACCGTGGCCGGGACGGCCCTGCCGTCGACCATGTCCGGGTTGCAGGAGCATATCCTGCGCGAGGGCTGGCGTCGCAACCGGTCGCTTGCGCGTCGCCGCGAAGGGGCCGGTGGCGGCTATGAGTACCATGTCGAGCTGCTGCCTGCCGAGGTCCGCGCCTCGCTCGCGGCGCTCGACGAGACGTCGTCCGGGGCTGCGTTGGCCGCCCCTGCTGCCAGCGCTTCGAATGATGTCCGAAGCCCTCTCTGGGCATCCTTCGAAGCCCTGCCGCCAAAGGTCCGCGCCCGGGCGGCAGAGCGCCACGCTGCTGTCATGGCGGTGCATGACGCATCCGGGCCGCGTCAGTCGGCGGTGAGCCTGACCGCCACCGAGTTCGGCGTGTCGGCCTCCTCGCTCTGGGGCTGGCTGCGCCTTGTCGAAGGCGTTCCCCGCTCCGACTGGCTGCCTGCTCTCGCGCCGCGCTACGATGGCGGGCGCGCCACGGTCGAGGTCGATCCGAACGCCTGGGATTATTTCAAGGCGGATTATCTGTGCCCTGCCCAGCGTGGCTATGCGGCCTGCTATGACCGGCTCATCCGGGCGGCGAAGGAGCATGGCTGGTCACCCATTCCCAGCCTCAAGACCCTGCAGCGCAAGCTGGAGCGAGAAACACCCCGCGCCGTGATGACGCTGGCCCGGCAGGGCCGCGATGCCGCCGCCCGCATGATGCCCCACCAGCGGCGCGACCGCACGGTGTTCGCAGCCCTCGAGGCCGTCAACGCCGACGGCTACAAGCACAACGTCTTCGTGCGCTGGCCTGATGGCACGGTCGGCCGGCCGATCAGCATCGTCTTCCAGGATGTGCGCAGCGGCGTCTGGCTGGCGCGCCGGACCGACAAGTCGGAGAACAAGGAGGCCGTCCGGCTCGCCATCGCCGACATGATCGGCCGCTATGGCATCCCCGAACATGCCTACTTCGACAACGGCCGCCACTTCGCTTCGAAGTGGCTCACGGGCCGGATGGCCTTCCGTTTCCGCTTCAAGGTTCGCGACGAGGAGCCGGAAGGCATCCTCACAACGCTGGGCGTCAAGGTCCACTTCACCACGCCATATCGGGGCCAGTCCAAGCCCATCGAACGGTCCTTCCGCGAGATCGGCGAGTACATCGACAAGCACCCGCAATTTGCCGGGGCCTGGACGGGCGCAAGCCCGATGGCCAAGCCGGAAGATTACGGCAGCAAGGCCATTCCGCTGGATCTGTTCGAGCGGGTCTGCGCCTCTGAGATCGCGCACCACAACGCCAAGCCGGGCCGGCGCGGCTTTGGCATGAACGGCCGGTCCTTCGAGCAGGTCTTTGCCGAAACGCTCCCGGAGCTCGGCTTGCGCCGGGCCTCGGTCGAGCAGCAGCGCCTGTTCCTGCTGGCAGCCGAGGGTGTCACGGCCCGCGCGCCGAACGGCGAAATCCACCTGTTCGACAACCGCTTCTGGGCGGAGGCACTCACCAACCACATCGGCCAGCGCCTGGTCGTGCGGTTCGATCCGCAGAACATGCGGGCCGGCATCACGGTCTACACGCTCGACAACAGGCTGATCTGCGAAGCCGAACGTCTCGATGACATCGGCTTCAACAGTGCCAGCGATGCACAGGAGGCCTCGCGCCTCACACGTGGCATCGCCCGCAACCGGCGCGAGTTCCTCGATCTCAACCGCCGGCTGGATGCCGCCGATCTGGCAAGGCTGACCCCGGTTCACGAGGTGGAGCCGACGCCCGAACCCGCCGGCAAGGTCACGCGGATGGTCGCCAATGGCCGGCCGCGCATCAGCAACGAGATGGACTTCGACGCCCTTGGCGCGGGGCTCGAACGCCTTGCCGACATCACCAGCCTGAAAGCCCGGGACGGGGCCTGATCGCATCACAGCCAGCAGAAAGGGACACCAACATGAACCAGCAATTCAAGCCCGAAGAACTCGCCGCTCGGTCATCTCCGGCCATCGTGGTCTCGATCCAGCGGCAGGTGAAGGCGCTGCAGGCCTCGACCGGCATGTCGGATGCCGAGGTCGCGCGCCGCGCCGACACCTCCGGCAGCACCTTCAGCGAGTTCATGCGCTCGACCTACAAGGGCAACAACATCGCCATCGCGGAGAAGCTGCAGAAGTGGCTGGCGCAGGAGGATGCGAGCCTCGAAAGCCGGTCCTCGCAGCTCGCATCGCCGGGCTTCGTCGAAACGAGCATCGCGCGCCAGATCATCCAGGCGCTGACCTTCGCGCAGACCAAGCCGAGCCTCGCCCTCATCACCGTCGGCAGCGGCCTCGGCAAGACCATCAGCCTCAAGCAGTTTCAGGCCAGCCGCCTGCATGCGTGGCGCGTGCCCATCGAGCCGATCGAGGGCAAGCCTGCAGCGGCCCTGCGCAAGATCGCCCGGGTGATCGGGCTGGTCGAGCCCAAGACAAACCTCGAACTGACAGCGCGCCTGCAGGAGCGGCTTCGCGGCGATCAGGGCCGGCAACCCCTGCTGATGATCGACGAGGCCCAGAACCTGACGGATGCTGCCGTCAACCAGCTCAGGTTCATCCTCGACGAGGCGGGCTGCGGGCTGGCGCTGGCCGGCAACGAGGACCTGATGACGCGCTACTCGATGGGCGCGACGCGCGAGGGCTACGGCCAGATCCACCGGCGCATCGGCCTGAGGGTCCACGTCAAGGCTGCGAAGGCATCGGACGCCGACATGATCCTTGATGCCATGGGCGTGACCGACGCCGATATCCGCCGCCTCGGCCGCCAGATCGTGACACGCACCGGCGGCTACGGCCAGCTGGTCGAGACGCTGCAGCTGGCATCAACCCTCGCCTATGGCGCGCGGGTCGAGGTCTCGGCCGATCATGTGCGCTCGGCCTGGCAGAACCGTGCTGGTGAGGAGCTCGGCCGATGACAGCCATCGATCCGCGCTCTGCCTCGCTGGTCGAGCGCCTGCAGGATATCGAAGTCATGCTTCGCCGGCATCTTGCATCCGGCAAGCCGCTCAATCTCGACAGCGTCGCCGGCTTGCACGTCCTCGTGCGGGATTGCCGCATGCTTGCTGGCTCCCTGCCGGAGAGGGACCTTGTCAATCACGCGGCAAGTGGGGCCATCGGCCCGAAGATGGGCGAGCTGGTCGATCTGCGCGAGGCGCTGGCGCGTGAGCAGCGCGCCATCCAGGAGCGGCTTGATGCCGGGCTGGAAGTGGCGGCCGAGCCTGCCCCCGGCAGCGTTGTCATCCTGCCTGTCGTGCGGCGCGACCGCCAAGAGGACGACGGAGACGCAGCATGACGCGCGCCGCCCCCAGCCTCGAGACCTTGCTCGCAGTCAGCAATGCGCTGGCAGCCCAGCCCCGGCGTACCGAACGGCCGCCTGCACCGCCGCTGCCGACGCGTCGGCCGCCACTCCGGCCATCGGAAGTGGCCGGTGCCCTGCGCGGCATCGACCGTGACATCACCGCCATCCTGAGCCGGCCTGCTGACCTGACGGCGCGCGAGCTTACGCTGGCGGCACTGGGCGGGCAGCTTCTGGCACTGGCCCACCAGGTGGAGGGCGAGCCATGACACTGAGGCTTGCCCACATCGTCGCCGCCTGCGCCGAGGCCTGGGAGGTGCAGCCGCGCGAGATCCGCAACAGCCGCCGCTCGCCGGCGCTGATCGAGGCGCGCTGGGCCGTTGCCCTGCTCGCCAGGGAGATGACCGATGCCTCCTTCACCAGGATCGGACTGGCCCTCGGCGACAAGGATCATTCCTCGGCATTCCATGGCGCGAGCCGGATGGAGCAGCGGCTGGCCGAAAGCGAAAGCGCCGCCATCCGGTTCGCTGCCGCGCGCACGGCGCTGATCGTGATCCAGAAGGCCGGCCTCGCCCATCTGCTCGATGCCATCGACGCGGTGGCTGTGGCGCGCCGCATCGAGGCGCGGCCGGAGCGTTTCGCGGCCATGGCCACCACCAACGAGATCACCGCCATGGCGCAGTGGATCGTCGAGATGGCCGGGCCATCCGATGCGCCGGCCCCTGAGTTTCCTTCCGCAGCAACCAGAACCACGGAGACCTCCCATGCAGCCTGAGACCCGGAACACCAGCCCGATCATCGACGTCGGCGGCGCGCAGTACATGCGCGACGCGAAGGGCGCGCTCATCCCGCTGTCGCTGATCAAGCCTGCCGACAAGCTGCAGGACGAGATGGTGCGCAAGGTCATGGCCTATGCCGTCGCGCTCTCTGGCCAGATCGCCCGGTTCAAGGAACACACCTTCGCTGATCTCTACGGCTTCCAGGAACTGCTCCAGCAGGAATACGGCTCCAAGGCTGGCGGCACCAAGGGCAACGTCACCTTCATGTCCATCGACGGGCTGGAGAAGGTGCAGATCCAGATCGCTGACCAGATCAGCTTCGGCCCGCAGCTGCAGGAAGCCAAGAAGCTGATCGACGCCTGCCTGGTCGAATGGGGTGCATCCTCCCGCCGGGAGATCCAGGCGCTCGTGACCAAGGCCTTCTCGGTCGAGAAGGAGGGCCAGATCAACAAGGCCGAGCTCTTCATGATGATGCGGCTCGACATCGAGGACCCGCGCTGGGTGAAGGCCATGGATGCGATCCGCGATGCCATCCGGGTCGTCGGCACCAAGGAATACGTGCGGTTCTATCGCCGGGCCAAGGCGACCGACGCCTTCGTGCCCGTCACCATCGACCTCGCGGCAGCGTGAAGAGGCCGGGATGAGCATCCAGATTGGGCCCATCGTCGGCGTGAGGTTCTCGTTCACGGTCTACCTGATCGATGCGCACGGGAACGGTGCGGAGAAGACCTTTTCCGGCCTGCCTTTCATGCCGAGCATCGATCCTGACCGCCTCAATCCTCACGTTCTGATGGAAGGCCTGCAGCTCGACCCGACGCTGCCGGAAGGCAGCGGCACGTGGCGGATCATGACCGACGCAGAGATCGCGGACTACAGAAACGGCTACCCGAATGACGCGGCCGAGCAACCAGATGAGCGGTCGTGATGACCAAGCCAGCCAACGCCCCGAACACTCCTGATGAGGCTGTCGTCCGCGTCCAGCCCGTCATCCGCAACGCGCTCTGCCGGACGGTTGACCTCAATGTCGCGACCGGTTTCGAGGTCGGCGTCTCGGTGCAGATCGTAACGGCCGCTGCGATCGGAGCCGTGCTCGACCTGTTCTGCACCGAAGCCGTGGCGCGCGGCATACCGCTCGATGTGGCGCAGGACCGCCTGATGAGCAGCGTGGCCGACACAATCGCTGACCAACGCGCTCGCTCGAACCCCAACAACATCAACTGAAGGAGCCTTCGATGACCGTTCAAAGCGCCACCGAAACCATCACCGCCGCCCACGATATCATCCTGAACGAGACCGCGCCCGAGCTGGCGATCGGCGATGCCGTCGCCATCACGGTCCGCTCCTGGGAGTGCGGCGAGCGCGAGATCAAGGGCGAGGTCGCCGACCTCTACCTGCACGGCCGCGTCAAGCTGCGGCTCGGCACCAGCGTAGTCAGCGTCGATGCCCGCGCCTGCCGCCTGGTGCTCGCCGCGATCGACGCGGCGAGCGTCCGGAGATCGTCATGACCGCCGCCCCACTCCCCGCCACCGTGAAAGCCCATCTCCACGCCACCGACCAGATCAGCGGCGCAACCTTTGTCACGGCGCTGATCATCGCTGCTCCGGCCCCGGACGTGATCATCAATGGCGAGCACATCTACCGCCGCCATGAGGAGCACTCCGTCCGCCTGCGCCGCCCGGTCTATGTGCGCGCCACCTATGCCATCACCGGCCCGGTCGCCCGCCGCGCCAGCATGACTGTCGTGGGGGGGGGGGGGGTAAGCGATGGCCAATGAGCAGCCCTTCACGCTCGATGAGCTGGCCCAGCGCTGCAGCGATGCCGCGCGGGCCGAGATCGCGGCGATCAACCATGTCGAGTTCATCGCCGCCAGCGGCACGCTGTTTGGCGAAGTGGTCGCCGACATCCGCCGCCAGGCCGCAGCGCTCGCGCTGTCTGGCCGCGTGATGGAACAGCTCAACGCCAACCCCGCCGTGTCGCTCGGCCTCGACCTGACGGAGTTGATGATGATCGACCGCGAACTCGACGGAGACCCGGCATGAGCGCCCTCGCCAAGATCCATGTCGCCAGGAAGCAGCTGGCGCTCGAGGAGGACAGCTATCGCGCCATCCTCGAGCGCACCACCGGCAAGAGCTCGGCAGCGGCCATGAGCGAGGCGGAGCGGGGCCGCGTCCTGGCCGAGTTCGAGCGGCTCGGCTTTCGGGCGCAGCCAGGCCGAAAGGGCCGGCCACCGCATGTGAAGAAGATCTACGCGCTTTGGGGCGAGCTCCAGAGCCGGGGCGCTGTCGTCTCCGGCCCGCGCGGTGCCGCTGCCCTCAGGGCCTTCGTCAGACGCCAGACCGGCGCGAGCGCACCCGAGTTCCTGCCCCCTGACAAGGCCGCCTCCGTGACCGAGGCCCTGAAAAGCTGGATTGACCGGGTCAAAAAGGGGTCTGTGTGATGGAACGCCCTGACCTGATGAAGACGCCGCAGCCTGCGCACCACCCGCGCCGCTCGGTGCTGCTCGAACTGCCAGCGCTTCAGCATGAAAGGCTGGTCCGCATGGCCAAGGAGCGCGGCCAGCCCGTGGCGACCTTCGCGCTTAACCTGTTCAATGCCGCCTACAGCGCGCGGCAAGCTCCGACTGGCGACACGGCTCTCGATGAGGCCGTGCGCGGAATCGAGTCGGCTGTCACCTCCGCTCCAGCCGCCGCCGCCGATGTGAGCCGAGAGGTCGAGCGTCTGCAGCAGCTGCTCGCAGGTGCCGTGCAGGACCGCGAGGACGCCGAGGCCGCGATGAGGCAGGCCCAGCACGAGCGCGACATGCGTGACAAGCGCATCGCCGAGATGACCGACGCGATGAAGGGCGCGGCTGTGATCTCCGACCACGCCGGAGCGCTCATCCGTGAGCGCGACGACAGGATCGCCCTGCTGGAGGAGGCGCAGGCCGAGAAATGCGCCGCGAATGCCCTGATGCAGGAGCGGGCTCATGTTCTGACGGAGCAGGTTCTCGACCGTGACAACGAAATCGCCGCTCTGAAGGAGCAGCTGTCCGCCCGCGTCCGCGAGCTGCTTGTGGCACGGTCCGACCTCGCCACGTCAGCGGAGGAAACATCCAGATGGCAGGCCATGGCCGACAGCCTCGGCACGCAGCTTGAGGCGGCGCTCAGGACCCGCAATGAGGCGGAGCGCCGCGCCACTGACGCCCTGCCCATGCCCGGCCTGACGCCCGCTCAGGTGCGCATGGCCCGAGGGCTGCGCGCCGCCGGCAACAGCATCGATGAGATCGCCACCGAACTCGGCACGACAGCCGCCCTCGTGCGCCAGGCGCTGGAGGGCAACTGATGGTCGCCTACTCCTTCAACCGACGGTTCGTGCCGGCCATCGAGAGCGGCATCAAGAGCCAGACCATCCGTGCCCCTCGCCGCCGCCATGCGCGGCCAGGAGAGTGGCTGCAGCTCTACACGGGCATGCGAACCAAAAGCTGCCGCCTTATCCGCGCTGACGTGGTCTGCAGCCGCCTCGACGAAGTGCGCTTCGACCTGCGCGCGCTGGCCGATGCGCCGATGCCGAAGAACAGCCGCCAACTCCTTTCGGTCGTCGACACCACAGACCTGCCACTCACCGTCAACGGGATTCCCGTCGAAGGCTGGCAGAAGGACGTCTTCGCAATTCATGACGGCTTTCTGGGCTGGCAGATCACGGGCGAAGGTGCTGCCGGCATCAGCCTGCCGCCCTTTGCCGCAATGGTGCTGTTCTGGATGGGCAGCCACGGACCGTCGCTGTTCGAAGGTGTGATGATCAGCTGGGAAAAGGCTCCATCTCAGGCAGCTTCTTTGCTGGGCAATTCGCCATGACCTCCCCCCGCATTTCACTAGCCCAGCAGATCGAGGCCGTTCGCTTTGCCGAGACGCGGGCGCGGTCTTTCGCCAATGGCCAGACCGTCAAGCCGATGCGTGGCAGGAGCGCGGAGGAGTATGACCTCCAGCGCCTGGGAGCAGCGGCCCGCACGCTTGAATGGCTGAAGGGCAACGAGGCCGAGATCCGCGCGCTGCTGGCGGCGCGGAACGGCGGGGCTGACCCCGGCAAGGCGGATGTGCCATGACCCTGCGCGTCACCGACCACGCCCTCGTCAGGTTCATGGAGCGCGCCGGCGGGCTCGATGCCGAGGCCCTGCGTCTGGCGCTGGCCGCCTCGCTGGTGCGTGCCGAAGAGGCTGCGGCCGCGATCAGCGCCAGCCGCTACACCGTCATCGTGGACGGGCTGCGCTATGTGGTCGAGGACGGTCACCTGGTCACCGTGCTCGATGCCGACATGAAGCTCGGCCGCCTGCATCGGCCAGCCGGCAGTGAGGATCGGCGATGATGCCCGGCCGCCTCGCCCCTGCGCCGATCGATGCCGTGCCGCTGTTCGTGGCCGGCGAGATCGCGCAGCTGGACCGGCTGGCGGCGCAACGGGATGAGCTGAAGGCACACATTGCCCGCCTCCCGCCCAACGCGCATCGGCGCGTGATCCTGCAGTCGAGGCTGGGCGAAGTCGTTCTGGAGATCCTGAAGCTCGAGGCCCAGCTCTATCGGAGCGCGCCGTGACAGCCCGGTCGCGCCCCCATGGCGGGCTTCCCGCCCTGCTCAATGAAGTCGCCAGCGTGGCCGGCGTTGAGGCGGCGCTGACCCTTGCTCGCGTCAAGGGTGGCCAGCGCGTCTACATCCCGGCGCGTCTGCCACCGGAGCACTGGCTGACCGAGGAACTTGGCAGCGAGGCTGCGGGCAAGGTGGCGCGCCACTTCGCCCAGGACGGTGTCGGTGCCTATCTTGACATTCCGCTCGGTCCGGGTGGTTCTTACGCAAGCCAGCGCCGGCAGCGTGCGCAGCTGATGAAGGCCGCGATCGACGAGGGACTGAGCGCCAACGCCGCCTCGCGGGCGGTTGGCATCACCTGGCGCTCGGTCTACCGGGCCAAGGCCAAGGCCCGGCACAGCCGCCAGCCCGGCCTTTTCGACGAGGATTAGGCCCTCCCCGCTGACGCGCGTCAGCCTTTGGAAATCCCGGAATTCCCGCCACGGTCCGCTCCATCAGATCGCGACCCGAAGGCCCTTCGAGGCCCCTTCGGAGACGCTGATATCAGGAGCCGGCCATGCTTCAACCACGTTTCACATTCCTGCGCGATGCGCCCATGCCGCCCTGGATGCTGTCGGCGTTCGGCGAGATCGGGCAGGCCGAAGTGCAGGGTGCAAAAAGCAACCCGCGCATCATTCGCTACCGGCAGGAGGCCAAGGTTCCGCTCGCAGGTGATGACGGAGCGGTGCCCTGGTGCGCGATTTTCACCAACGCCATGCTGGAGCGAAATGGAGGTCTCGGCTCCAAATCCGGCATGGCCCGGTCATACACCTCGGACAGCGACTTTGTCCGGTTGAGCACGCCGGCTTTGGGCTGCATCGTGGTGCTGTCGTCCAATCGCGGGCCTGCCTCCGGGCATGTCGGGTTCTACGCCGGAGAGGATGGTCTCTTTGTCCACCTGCTCGGCGGCAACCAGAACGATGCTGTGAACATCTCGGCCTTCCAGAAAAAGCGCGTGGTCGGGTACTTCTGGCCAAGGGGCCGCGCTCTGCCGCGCTCGCCCTGGGACAAGGCCATCCGCCTCGCGCGTCCGCAGCTGCCACACGAGAAGAAGGCGGTGCGCGATGACTGAACACCAGCCCCTGCCCGTCTCCGGCTATCGCCCGCAGCCAGGCGCGGCCGTGACCCTCGTCAACGCCAACAAGGCGGCCGAGGAGCGCATCCTGCGCCTGCTCGATGCGCTCAAGGCGGAGCCCGGCGTCGACCAGCGCTGGCTGGCGATCGGCCGAACCCAGATCGAGCAGGGCTTCATGGCCATCAACCGGTCGATCTTTCAACCCGCCCGCGTCGACCTTGAAGGCGACGCGAAGGCCCCATCAGGAGAGTGACATGGAAGCTGAGACGAAGCCCTGGTATGCGAGCAAGTCTGTCATCGGCGCGCTGGTCGCGCTCGGTGCCGTGGTCGCCGGTTTCTTCGGGATCAAGGTGGATCCGGTGACGCAAGGCTGGATCGTCGACCAGACGATGGCGCTGGCGACGTCGGCCGGCGCGATCTTCGGCATCGTGGTGGCGATCTACGGCCGCCTGGTCGCGAAGACGCCGATCGGCTGATGACCACACTGATCAGCGCCATCGCCCATCTGTTCGCGCTGCTGCGCGGGTTTCTGGACGAGCGGCGCGAGCAGGCCGCGACTGACCGGATCCGCCAGGCCGAGGCTATGCGGATCGAGGCAGCGGCACAGACCATAGCCAGGGAGGCCGAGCATGCTGCACAAGACGAGATGGCTCGTCCTTCCGGCCGTAATGATGTGTCTGGCCGGTTGCGTGACGGGACGTTCTGAGCCGCAGCGACCAGCTCCGGCACCGGTGCGGATCCCGCTGGTGGACTATCCGCCCGCCCAGCAGGCCAAGGTGGCCGACGAGATTGACGGAGCACCCGCAGAGGCTGTCTGGCCGGGAATGCTCGCAGACTATGGCCGGACGCGGCGCGCCATCTGCGCCGCCGAGGGCTGGATGCAACCCGTTTGCCGGCGGATGCGGCGAACAAGGAGTGATTGACTGATGCGCTGGCTTGCTGCCATTCCGGTGTTCCTGCTGGCCCTGATCGGGCCGCACCTCGCGCTTCGCCAGGGCGACCTGGCGGGGGCTCCCCCAAGGAGCGTTTCCTCCCTAGACTTCCCCGGCGCTGCGGCAGCACCAAGCCGCCGCGCGCCGGGGCCTTTCAGGGTCGAGGTTCTCGCCGTGCTCGATGGCGACACGGTGGAAGTGCGTTTCATGGAAGGCCCGTGCGGCCGGCTGCCATGTGTCGGGCAGGAAGCCTCGATCCGCATCCTCAACATCGATGCGCCGGAGGCTCACCGTTGCCGCTCCAGTTCCCGCGCCCGTTCAGGGGGCGCGAGTTGTGCGGCCTGCGAGGCAGAGCATGACCTCGGCCAGCAGGCGCTGGCGTTCACGCGGGACCTGGTTAAGGGCCGGGCCGCCCGCACCCTGAACGTGCGGCCGGACAAGTATGCCGGCCGGGTTGTCGCCGACCTCGAGGTCTTCAGGGACGGCGGCTGGACCCCGGTGGGCGCAGCGCTGATCGAGGCCGGCCTTGCCGTGCCCTATGACGGCCGCCGCAAGAACAAGCCCTGGTGCGCTCAGGGGGCACGCTGATGGAATTCCAGTTCCTCGAGTTCCTGCGCAGCTATGGCAGCGCCATCGCCCTGCTCGCGAGTGTCATCGTGCTGCTGCTCGCCTCCAAGTTCGTCACCAAGGAGCATCTGGCCGCCCAGGCTGGCGCGCTGGAAGGCAGGCTCAAGATCGCCGAGGGCAAGGTCGACGCTGTCGAGGACCGCGTAACGCTCGTCGAGAAGGAGATGGAGCACCTCCCGGACAAGGGATCGTTCCACCGCATGGAAATCTCGCTCGTCGAACTCAAGGGGCAGCTGGCTGCCATGGACGAGAAACTCAAACCGGTCGCACGCATGGCCGACCGCCTGCACGAACACATGCTGGACAACCAGAAATGACGGATTTTGAAACCCGGCTGCGGCATGAGGCCCGCCTCGTCATCCTCAAGGCTCTCGGAGAGCAGAGCAACGGCACCTTGTCGTCGTCCTTGCTCGAGCCCGAATTGCAGATCTTCGGCATCGACCGCACGCGCGCCTGGATCCACACACAGATCCGCCATCTGGCCGACCTTGGCGCTGTGAAGGCAACCGAGCAGGGCACTGTTCTGGTCGCCACCCTGACCACGCTCGGCCGCGACCATCTCGCCCGGCGCATCCGGCTCGAAGGCGTAAAGCCACCTTCCGACCCCGAGGTGTGATATGCGGCTTCGCGGGCGCGGCAGACTTTCATCCGTCGACCTGCTGCCAGACTGGGCAGAGCAGGCGGTGGTGTCGGCGCTGGCGAAGCTGCGCGAGAACAAGCAGCCACAGATCGAGATCCTCGAAGAGTTCAATGCCGAGCTGCGTGCCCTTGCCTTTGCAGCCGGCGTCATGGACCCGCCGCAGATCTCGGCCAGCGCCTTCAACCGGCGAACCATGCGGCTGGCCGCCCATGGCCGGCGGCTGGCGGAGACGCGGGAGATCGCGAGCGTCATCGCATCCAAGATGGAGGATGGCGCGGACGAGGACGTGACACTGCTTCTGGCAGAGACGATCAAGACCATCGTGTTCGAGATGCTGGAGCGTGCCGAAGGGCTAACGGCCTCCGCCAGCTCGGCCGAGATGATGGCGAACATGTCAGTCGCGCTGGCCAATGCCGAGCGCGCCAAGAAGATCAGCGCCGACATGAAGCTTCTGGTCGAGAGGAACTTCAAGAAGTCGGCTGATGAAGCGATCGACAGGGTCGCCACCGCCAAGGGCCTGACGCCCGATACGGTGCGCGAGTTCAAGCGCGTGCTGTACGGAGTGCGCGATGCCCGCGCCTGACGTCCACGTTGCCCGCGCCGAGCCGGATGCCCGTCCGGGCCGGGATGAATGGGAGCTGGCACGCGCCGCGTCGGGCCGGGCAACGTCCGAGGACTGGCAGGACACCCCGGTCCTGCTCTACTACCAGGCACAAATCGTGCGCGCCTGCGAGATCCATGACGTCGTCGTGGTCGAGAAGTCGCGCCGGACAGGAGCTACATGGGGCGCGGCGGCCGACGCCGTGCTGCGCTCCGGCAGCGCACGCAATGCAGGCGGCATGGACACGCTCTACATGGGCACCAGCCATGACATGGCCAAGGAGTTCATCGACGCGGCTGCCAATTGGGCACGGCTGTTCGACAGGGCGTGCAGCGACACGACCGACATCCTGTTCGACGATGGCTCCGACGAAGGGATCAAGGCCCTCAAGATCGACTTCGCATCGGGCTTCTCGATCGTTGCCCTGTCGTCAAAGCCACGCAGCTTGCGCGGCCGCCAGGGCTTCGCGATCCTCGACGAAGCCGCCTTCGTCGACAACCTGGCCGAACTGCTCAAGGCGGCCCTCGCCTTTCTGATCTGGGGCGGCAAGGTGCTGATCATCTCGACGCACAACGGGGCCGACAACCCTTTCAACCAGACAATCCTCGACATCCGTGCCGGCCGGCTGCGCTACGGTCTGGTCCGTTTCGATCTCGATGACGCGCTGCGCGACGGGTTGTTCGAGCGCATCTGCCTGATCAACGCCCACAAGCACGGCGCTTGGACGCCTGCCAAGGAAGCCGACTGGCGCGAGAAGCTGATTGCAGACTACCGCGACGGGGCTGACGAGGAGCTCTACTGTATCCCGAGCCAGGGGTCCGGCGTGTGGTTGCCCGCGCCGCTGATCGAGGCGCGCATGGTGGATGCTCCCGTCCTGAGGCTGGCTTTCCCGGCGAGCTTCACCATGCTGCCGGAAGCCGTCCGCAAGGCCGAGGTGCAGCGCTGGATCGACACCGAGCTTCGACCGGTGATGGAGGCGACGCTCGACCCTTATCTCATGAGCGGTTTCGGCATGGACGTTGGCCGCTACCGCGATCTGAGCGTGATGTGCCCGATGCAGATCACGCGAACACTGCGGCGCACCATCCCCTTCATGGTCGAGCTCGCCCGCGTGCCGTTCCAGCAGCAGGAACAGATCCGGGATGCCGTGGTCAAGGGGCTGCCGCGTTTCATCGGCGGCCGGACCGACGCCACCGGCATCGGTGCCTCGCTCGCGGAAAGCGGTGCCCAGACGTTCGGGCCGGCCATGGTCGAGGTGAAGTTCTCTGCCGAGTGGTACCGGACGGAGACGCCACCCGTGAAGGCCGCCTTCGAGGACGACATGATCACGGTGCCCCGCGATGCAGAGATCGCAGCTGATCTGCGCGCCCTCAAGATCATCCGTGGCGTCGCCCAGCTGCCGGCCCTGCGGCAGGCCTCCGCCGGCGGCGGAACCCGGCATGGCGACGCGGCGATTGCCATCATCCTGGCCTACTCGGCGACGCGCCAGCCGCAGGAGGCCTATGACTACCAGTCCGCACGCCGGGGGGCGCAAGAAGACAACCCCCGGCGTGCTGGCTGGCCCGACCAGTCTGGCCGCGACATGCTCGCGCCCCGACGCAGCGACGGATTGTGGTGATGGCGAAGGCTCCTGCGACGACAACTCCGAGGATCCTCGGCCCGGATGGGCGACCGGTGAGCCGCACGATCCTGACCACCGAACGCGCCGTGCCGACGGTCACCGGCGTGCGCCATGTGTTCGACGAGGCGGTCGTGTCCGGCCTGTCTCCCGCGCGGCTGGCGCGCATCATGCGCGATGCGGCCGAGGGAGACCTGCTCGACTTCCTGACACTGGCCGAGGAGATGGAGGAGCGCGAGCCGCATTACCGCTTTGCGCTGGAGACCCGGAAGAACGCGGTCACCTCCCTCGACGCCCAGATCGATCCGGCCAGCGAGGATACCCGCGACATCGAGATCGCGGACTTCTGCCGCGAACACATCCTGCGCAACCCCGGCTTCCAGACGTTGCCCGACATGCTGATCGACGGGCTTGCGAAGGGCTTCTCGGTGGTCGAGGTGGTCTGGGCCACGCAAGGTCACTGGCTGCCGGTCAGCTACATCTGGCGCGACCCGCGCCTGTTCCAGGTCGACCGTGACAGCCGCGCCGAGATCCGCCTGAGGATGCAGGGGTCGAGCGAGGGGACAGCGCTGGAGCCGTTCAAATACCTGCTCCACCGGCCGCTGCTGAAGATGGGGCTTCCGGGCCGGAACGGCCTGGCACGCGTGGCCGCCTGGGGATTCCTGCTCAAGTCCTATTCATTGCGGGACTGGGCGCAGTTCCTCGAAGTCTACGGCATGCCGCTGCGGCTCGGGAAGTATGGCCCCGGCGCATCGGCCGACGACAAGGCCGTGCTACTCTCGGCCGTGCGCAATCTCGGTTCGGACGCGGCCGCCATCGTGCCTCAGGCCATGGAGATCGAACTGATCGAGGCCAAGGGCTTCTCGGACAAGCCGTTCGAGGCCTTCGCCAGCTACATCGACCAGCAGATCGCGATGCTGATCACGGGCAAGCGCTCCGAAACCGGCTCATCCAAGGCCGCAGAAGAGACGCACGACAAGGTCAGGCTCGACATCAAGAAGGCGGATGCACGGGATCTTGCCCTGACGCTCAATGCCCAGCTGGTCAGGCCGCTGGTCGACCTGAACTTCGGCGTGCAGAAGAGCTACCCGTGGCTGTCCTATCCCGTGCCGGAGCGGCGCGACCTGCAAGTCTGGTCCAATGCCGTCGCCCAGTTGACCGATCGCGGCCTCGAGATCGAACAGGCACAGCTTTACGGTCCACTTGGCCTGACCGAGCCGGCCAAGGAAGCAAAGCTGCTCAAGGCCAGTGGCGGCAGCGCACCGCCCGCGCCTCCGGTCGAGCGGCCGTCGACGCTGCGCCTCGATCCCCGGTCCTGCCCCGGGTGCGGTTCACTGGCGCGGCTTGCTGCCGAAGAGATCGGGCCGGGGCCGGGGCAAGACGAAGAAGACAGGCTCGTTGCGGAAGAACTGGCCCGCTTCGAGGATGTCATGGACCCGGTGCGGCGCATGATCGACGACGAGTTCCGGGCCGCCACCAGCTATGATGATCTCGACCAGCGGCTTGCCGGCCTCGCCGGCAGACTGCCGATGGAGACGCTCGCCAGGCGCATCGCCATCCTCAATCTGAAGGGGCTCGGCCGGGGGCTCTTGGCTGATGGCGGATGACCTGTTCCGCACAGCGCCGAAGGAGGTGGTCGATTACTTCGACCGCCGTGGCCTGAAGCCCAGCGGGCGCTGGACAGACTTCGCGCCCCACGAACATGCGCTCGGCTTCACTGTCGCCCGCACCGCCGGCTACGACGTGTTGCAGGATCTCCGCGACGCGGTGAGAGGGGCTGTGGTCGACCGGGTGCCGTTCGACCAGTTCAAGGCAGCGCTCGAGCCGGTCCTGCGCGAGAAAGGCTGGTGGGGCACCATCCGCCGGGATGGCCAGACCATCCAGCTTGGATCGACACGGCGGCTGCAGACGATCTACTGGGCCAACGTGCGCTCCGCCCAGGCCGCCGGCGAATGGGCGCGGACGCAGTCCACCAAGGACTTCCTGCCCTACCTGACCTACAAGGTCTCGCTGTCGGAACGCCGTCGGAAGGAACATGAGAGCTGGGTGGGCACGACGCTGCCGGTCGACGATGCCTGGTGGCGCACGCACTACCCGCCCAATGGTTGGAACTGCAAGTGCCGGGTGGAACAGATCTCGGGTCCGGCAGCCGATCTCATCAAGGGAGCGAAGCGCGAGGCCCCGCCACTGGACCTGCGCCAGGTGCGCGACCGCAGCACAGGCAGGGTCCAGAATGTGCCGGCAGGGATCGACCCAGGCTGGCAGCGCAACCCCGGCGTCACGCGCGAACGGGTCGCGGCCATCCTCGAGGCCGACAAGCTCGGGCGGCTGCCCCACCTGGTGCGCTCGACCGCCATCGCCGACCATCGGGCGACGCCGGTGTTCAAACGGACGGTCAGCGACTGGGCCGGGACCGGGAAACGGCTGCCACGCGAAGGGCGTTCTGAAGCCCTGGCACGGGAGGCGCGGCGGCTTGAGCCGATCGCTTCAATCCCGCCGCAGATCGAGACCGCGCTTGGAGGGCGGGCCACTGTGCTGCACATCAGCGCCGAGGATGGCCAGAAGATCGCGTCCGAGCACCGCGTCCTGGCAGCCGATGCCGACAGGGTGATCGAGAAGCTGCTTGATGAAGGCATCGTCGAGCGCTCCAAGGGCAATTGGCAAATCGCCATGCGGGTGAATGGACAGCCCTGGCTCCTGATCATCAAGCGGACGGCGGACGGCGTCCTGCTTGCCAACAGCCTGCACCGGATCGATCCGAGCACGCTGGCGGCGATCGAAGCGCGCATGGACCGCCGCCCGTGATTGTGGTAGGAATAACCCTGCGGGCGAGCCAGCGCCGTCGGACAAGTTCCGCGAGGGGGTCGTGTCCCTCCGCCCGCATTCCCCTCCCACCAAACGACAACGCGAATAAACGGCCACTGGCGGGCGTTCGTGTCTGCCCGGTCCGATGCGCGTGGCAACCGGCGTTCGGGCCTTCGAAGGCCTTCGAAGCGCGATGGCGGGCCGGTCGCGGCCATCGCGGCGCAAGCATCTCGACAAGGCCACCCGGACCTGCCAGTTTGATGCCATGCCAAGCCGCTCTGGCTGACGCGCGTCAGCCTTAGGCCAGCGCCCCCGTCCCGCTTTGATGCGGGCATGACGAACCGCCCCGTCCCTTCACTGGCTCTTCTTTCCGGCCGCTTGCCTGAACCGTCTGCCACCGCAGCCGGTCTCATGTTCGAGGTCGCCATGGCGTCGGCTGGCGCGGGCGAGCCGATGCCGCCGGAATGGATCCAGCTGACACCGCGAGGCCGCGTTACCGCACGCGACGGCCGGCCCTTCGACTTCAATCCGGAGGTCCTGGTCGAGCGCTTCAAGGCGCAGGGCCTCAAGCTGCCGATCGACTTCGAGCACGAGAGCGACTTCACGGCCCTGCTGGGCGCGAGGCCTGCCCGCGCGTGGATCGTCGACATGGCCGCGCGGCCTGATGGCACCTTCGCCCAGGTCGAATGGAACGCCGATGCCATCGCGGCGCTCCGGGCCAAGAGCTACCGCTACATCTCGCCCACCATCTGGCTCGACGCTGATGGTGTGACGGGCCGGATGATGAAGGGCGCTGCCCTCGTCACCGCGCCGGCTCTGGCCATGCCGGCCATTGCATCCGTGACTGCTCACCCAAAGGGACCCACCATGCTGAAAGACCTTCTCGCCCTGCTGGGCCTGACCGAAGCCGCCACTCTGGACGAGGCGAAGGCTGCCGTGGCGCGCCTGTCGGCGGTTGATGTCACCAGGTTCGCACCCCTCGCGCAGCTGTCCGCCGCCCAGACCGAGGTCGCCACCTTGCGGGCCGCGCTCGCTGCCCGCGAAGAGGCTGACGCGATCAAGGCCGGCGAGACGCTGGTCGATGACGCCATCACCGCTGGCAAGATCGCCCCTGCCGCCCGTGAGCAGTATCTCGCGCTGGCCTCGGTCAGGTTCGCCGAGACCAAGGCTGCCATCGACGCGATGCCGGTGGTGCTGTCGGCCGGCTCTGACGGCAAGCTCGACAAGGTGGACCCTGCCAAGGGCGCGACCGGCAAGGTCAGCGACACGGAGAAGGCCATCATCGCCCGCCTCGGGATTTCCGAGGCCGACTTCCTCAAGCATCGCGACGCGGCCTGATCCCGCGCCGGCAACGTCAACCAGGAGACTGTCATGCCCCTTTCCCGCGATCGCGACACCGTCATGCGAGCCCGAGACCTGCTCGTCGTGCCGGCTGCCGCCAACACGATGATTTATGCCGGTGCCCTTGTCGCCGCGTCTGCTGCCGGGCTGGCCCAGCCCGGAGCGGTGGCGACCACGCTGACGGCCCTCGGCCGGGCGGAAGAGCCCTGCGACAACCTCGGCGGGGCCGCAAGCGCCAAGTCCGTCACCATCCGCCGTGGTGTCTTCCTTTTCAAGAACCTGGGCGCGGATCCGGTCGTGCAGGCCGACATGGGCAAGGACTGCTTCATCGTCGACGACGAGACCGTGGCCAAGACGAACGGCGGCAACACCCGCTCGCGTGCCGGCAAGGTGCTCGGCCTCGAAGCCGCCGGCGTCTGGGTCGAGATCGCCTGATCTCCACCTTCCTCCTCAACCATCCCACGCGAGAGCTGACATGATCATCAACACCGCCAATCTCCGGACGCTGACAACCGGCTACCGGGCAGCGTTCCAGGCCGGCCTCTCTGGCGTGGCCCCGATGTGGAACCGCTTCGCCACCGAAGTGCCGTCCACAACCTCCGAGGAGCTCTATCCCTGGCTCGACCAGATCCCGGGTATGAGGAAGTGGATCGGCGAGCGCCAGATCAAGAACGTGCGCGCGAACTCCTACCGGCTTGTCAACGAGCCCTGGGAGGCCACGATTGCCGTGCAACGCGACACGATCGAGGACGACCGGTTCGGCATCTACACGCCCCTGATGCGGATGCTCGGTGATGCAGCAGCACGGCAGCCCGACGAGCTGATCTTCGGCACGATCGGCAAAGGCTTCACCACGCCCTGCTTTGACAGCCAGTTCTTCTTCGACACCGACCACCCTGTGCTCGATGCCACCGGCGCGGAGGTCTCGGTCTCCAACATGCAGGCCGGTGCCGGTGCGCCCTGGTACCTGCTGGACGTGACCAAGCAGCTCAAGCCGTTTCTGTTCCAGAACCGCAAGAACCCCACCTTCGTCGCCAAGGACAACCCCGAGGACACGAACGTGTTCTCGCGCAAGGAGTTCCTATACGGCGCGGACAGCCGCAACACGGCGGGCTTCGGCTTCTGGCAGACCGCGTTCGGCTCGAAGGCCGCGCTGGATGCCGCCAACTTCAACGCTGCCTACACGGCCATGACGCTGTTCAAGAAGGACTATGGCGAGCCCCTCGCGATCACGCCGAACGTGCTGCTGGTTGGCCCGACCAACCGGGCGGCAGGCGAGGCCATCGTCAAGAAGGCCAACCTGGCGGGCGGCGAAAGCAACCTCGACTTCAACCGCGTCGAACTCGTCGTCGCGCCCTGGCTTGGCTGAGGCGGGCTGATGGAGAGCCCAGGCAAACCGCCTGGGTTCTGATCAGCCCACCAGCGAGGAGGCCATCATGGCCAGAAAAGACCCTGCATCTCCGGACAAGCAGGCGACGGACGTCGCCGCGACCACGCCGCCTGAAGGTCCGGCCGACATGCCTTCCCGGCGCGGGCGATACGTCGAGGCCATCTCGATCACCTGCGCCGTTCCGGGTGGCCGACGCCGCGCGGGATACCGTTTCGGGACGGAGCCTGTCGTGATCGCGGTCGCCGATCTGACCGACGAGCAGATCGCACAACTGCGCCAGGACGGCGACCTTCGGATCGAGCCGGCCGAGCCGGCCGCCTGACCTCACAGCAGGATCACAGCCATGTTCGCGACCAGGGCCGACATCGAGGCGATCTACGGCGCGCGGCACCTTGAGACGCTGGTGCCGGTCGACGTGGATTTCGATGTGGCGGTGAACCGCGCCCTGGCAGCAGCCCAGAGCGTGATCGAGAGCTACATCCGGAAGCGGTATGCCGTGCCGGTCACCGCCTCTCCGGTCCCAGCCTCGCTGATGAATGCGGCGATCGACATCGCCTGCTGGAAGCTCGCGCCGTCTTCAGATCGGAACTCGGCCGAGATCACGCTGCGCGCCAAGGCCCACATCGACTGGCTCAAGGACGTGGCGGGCGGCAAGGCTGACATTGATGAACTCGAACCGGCCTCGATGGCCGGAGCGGCAGGACAGACCGGCGCGGCCAGCGAAGGCGGCGCTGTGTTCGTGTCCGATGCGCGCCGCTTCGAACGCGGCGGGAGGCTGCTGTGAGCGCGCTGGTCGTGACGATCCAGGGCAAGGACCTTGCGGTGGTCGACCGGGTGATGGCGCGGCTGTCACCGTTCGACGGGATGACCCTGATGGAAGGGCTTGCGCGCCTGATGCAGCAGCAGACCCGACGCCGCATCGAAGAAGAGAAGACTGCGCCGGACGGTGCGCCGTGGAAGGCAAACCGGGCAGGCACCTCGACACTTTACAAGAGCGGTGCGCTGTCGGCTTCCATCGATTACAGCGCCAGCGCAAGCCGGATCGAGCTCGGCTCGGGTCTTGTCTACGCGCGCATCCATCAGGAGGGCGGCGTCATCAGGCCGAAGTCCGGCAAGGCGCTGGTGTTCCAGGCCGGCAACCAGATGGTCTTCGCCCGCCAGGTCACCATCCCGGCCCGGCCGTTCATTGGTGTCTCGAAGGCCAACGGCACCGAGATCCTGATGGCAACCGTCGATTTCATCCGGAGGAAGCTCGGATGACATCGCGCATCGAAGCCTGGTTGAACGCCCTTCGAGCCGCCATCGAAGGCACCGGTCTGTTTCAGGACGTCCGCGTCCACCTCGATCCCTATGACATCGAGGAGGTCCTGAAGGAGAGCTTCAAGCCCCCGGCGGCGAGGGTTGTCTTCGGCCTCGGCCAGCCGGAGCCCGAAGCATCGGGTGGCCTTGGCCTGCGCATGGTGGCGGCCATCGTCATCATCACCGGCCGGGAGGGAAGGCCGGACCCTGCCCTTGCCAGCGCCGATGCCCGCGCGCTCGAGCTGAGCCAGGTCGTGGCCCAGCATGTGGCCGATGCCCCTTACCTCGGGCAGGCCCGCTCGGCGGCCGTGCAGGTCACGGGCCTGAAGGTGGCGCTCAGCGAGAAGACCAGCAAGCAGGGACTGGCCATCACCGTCATCGAGATCGAGGGCCGGCTGCACGAATGGGTCTCGGTCCGGGATCCGGTCGCCGAGATGTTCAGCGGAGCCCGGCCGGCCACGGACCCTGCCCTTGTGATCAACGGCGAACCGGAACCGCAGGAGCCCACATGAGCGCGACCGCGATCGAGGAGCTGACGGACCTGGTCCTCAAACTGACGAAGGATGTTTCGGACCTGCGCCGCCGGCGCAACCAGACACTGATGACCGGCACGGTCGAAAGCCTGAAGGGTTCACGCGCCCAGGTTCGCCTTGCCGATGACGGCGACGACGGGCCGGTGCTGACACCCCAGCTGCGGCAGGCGGCTCATACGGGGAACCGTGGTGGCGGTGTCAGCCGGTTCAGCCGTCTCGGTGTCGGTGAAAGCGTTCTTGTGGTCTCGCCCAACGGAGAGGTCGGCGAGATGTCGGCCGTGATCCCATGGGTGGACACCGAGGATGATCCGGCGGCCGGCACCGCCGAAGAGGATGGCGATGTCATCCAGCGCGGCAATGCCCGGATCTCGGTCAAGGACGGATCGATCCGGCTGTCTGTCGGCGACGCGTCGCTCGAACTGACAGAGGCGATGATCAGGATGCTTGTCGAACGCGTCGAGAACAACGGCCGCAACATCGGCCACTCCCACACCCACCCGGGCATCATGCCCGGCGCGGCCAACACCCAGACCCCCAACAGCTGAGAGAAGAACCATGAAGACCAAGGCCTACAAGACCACGCCTCTCGCCGGCTACTTCGTGGCGGGCCAGCGCGTGCCGCTTCGCGCCAACACCGAGACCGGCCAGCCCGAGCCCGTCGTGGGTTCGGTCCTGCACCTGACCGAGGACCAGGCCCGCTACGAGTTGCTGTCGGGCAGCATCGAGCCGGCCGACGACGCCAGCACGGCCGATGAACCGTCAACACCTGCTCGGCGCAGGGCAAACTGATGCGCACCGGCCTCGACGCGAGCACAGGACAGGTGCTGACCGGCTGGGACCATTGTGTCCAGTCGATCGGCATCATCCTGACGACACGCGTCGGCAGCCGTGTCATGCGCCGCAGCTTCGGCTCCGGGCTCCGCGACCTTCAGGACCGCAACCCGGATCCGCGCACGATGATCGAGATCTTCGGTGCCATCGCGCAGGCCCTCCGGACACATGAACCCGGCTTCAGGCTTCGCCGCATCACACCACTCAAGGTCGGGGACGATGGCGTTGCCGAGTTTGATCTCAGCGGCACGTTCTATCCGTACGGGCATCTCGGCGACTACAGCACGAGCGAGGAACGCAACGTGAGGTTCGGAGAACGAGCCGGGTTCCGGGAGGTCGCCGCATGACCGGGTTCTCGCTGGCTGACCTTGCCGCGCTGGCCACGCCGCAGATCATCGAACCTCTGGTGTTCGAGGATATCCTCGCGGCCCGCAAGGCAGCGCTGGTCGATCGAGCCGGGGCGTTCGGCCTCAGCTACGATGTGGCAGGGCTCGAAACCGACCCTGCCATCATCCTGCTGCAGGAGAGCGCCGCCCGGGAGCAGCTGCTCAGGGCGCGCGGCAATGACATCGCGCGAGCCGCCTATCTGTATTATGCGCGCGGTTCCGAGGTCGATCATCTGGGCGCGTTTTATGACACGCTCCGGATGCCCGGCGAAGACGACACGCGCTACAAGGTCCGGATCATCCTCGGCATTCAGGGGCGTTCGACCGGCGGCACCGCGCCGCGTTACCGGTATGTGGCGATGGGCGCCTCGCTCCGGGTCGCCGATGCGTTCGTCTACCCCGACGCGCTGGGACCGAACGTCAACATTGCGGTCTTCGCCAGCGACAACAACGGGGTCGCAGATCCAGCGTTGCTGGCCGAGGTCCGTGCGGCCGTCACGGCGGACACGGTCCGGATGGTCAATGACCGACTGGTCGTGAGATCGGCGGTTGTCACGGTCGTGTCTGTTACCGCCGATGTCTGGCTGCTGCCCAACACGGATGAGGCCGTGGTGGCGACCCTTGCCGCCGGGCTGCCGGCCAGGTGGGCCGCCCAGGGCGGTCTTGGCCGCGATCTGACGGCCAGCTGGCTGACCGCGCGCCTGATGGTGGACGGTGTCCAGCGGGTGAGCATCACGGCCCCGGCAGCGGACACCGTGATGCAGCCGTTCGAGGCGGTCCGCATCGGAGCTGTGAACCTGACCTTGCGCGGGCGGGCCTTCTGATGGATGCCGCAGCTACACTCCTGCCGTCGAACGCTCCCGGCTGGATGCGGCTGCAATCCGGCGTCAACGATCCGCTGAAGCCGCTCGCGCCAGCCTTCGAACAGGTGCGTCTGGCCGGCACGATCAGGCCACCACAATTCATCCCGTGGGTGATCTGGCAGTATGGGCTGGGCGAGCTCACCCCTTATGTGCCGACCCTCAACCAGCTGATCGACGAGGGCGTGCGCTGGCAGCGCGTGCGTGGCACGCCGGCAGCGATCTATCAGGGGCTGAACTGGATCGGTTATGGCGGCGCGATCGAGGAGGCTGCCCCGCGCCGTCGGCGCTGGCACCGGTTCCAGGTCCGGCTCAACCGGGTGCGGGATGCGGACACACCGGATCTTGCCCGGATCGATGGCATCGTTGGCCTGTCGCCGCCTGCGCGCAGCCGGTTCGCGCGCGGCTTCCACGGCCATGATGTCCGGGCGGCCGAGACCGCGTTTTCGCGCACCGGTGCTGCCCTGCTCGGGTCGGACAGCGGCGTCCGCCTGCCGGCCGTCGCCGCGCGCTGGTCGTTCGGCCGCACCCATGAGCGCACCCATGACGTGAGCGAGGCCGAGCTGACCGCCCTTGATGCCTGGATCGAACCGGTCCCGGCCGGAGACCGCTGGGTTGAGGCAGACTATCCGTGGATCGAGGCCACGATCGCGTGGAACGTGCCGGGCGTCACGGCACGGCGCAACGCGATTGCCGAGGCCCTGATCGAGCTGGGCACGCCTTTCATCCGGTTCCGCAACGCCATGGGCGGCATCATCGGCCACGCCCGGGCTGTCGCCCACAAGGTCCTGAGCGCTGCGGACGGACCCTACCGGATCGGAGCGGCGCGCTTTGCGGTCACACCGCTCGCCACCGAGGCCTTGCTGGTGGCGGCCCGCACCGGCTTCGGCGACGGCGCAGGCCAAACGGCTGCCAGCATGGCCATCGTGCTGGGCGCGGAGCACAGCCCCGGCATCAAGCCAGGCGCGCGCTGGATCGGACCGGCCGGGCTCACCGGCGGGGTCGAGATTGCCACGACCGCAGCTGCCATCCCGTTCGGCCAGACCGTCCGGGAGCGACCCATTTTCCTGTTGAGGTTCTGACCATGTTCGAACACCCGAGCGGTTTGCCAGCTGCCTTCGACCGCACCGATGCCGATCCGGCGCGCGCGCGCCTGGTCTGGCCGGAAGGATCATACCTCCAGGGCGCGGACCTCAACGAGGCACAGGGCCTGATCGAACGCCGGACGAGGCGGATCGGGAACCTCACCGCACGCGACGGCGACCGGATCGACGGCGCGGCGATCGTGATCAACACGGCCGAAGCCCGGGCCACGCTCTCGGCCGGCCAGATCTATGTGGCAGGCGATGTCCGGTCCGTGCCGGCTGCGGTGTTCGATCCATTCCCGCTGATCGGCGAGATCAGCGTGGGGGTGAAGCTGCGCCGCATCCTCGTAACGGCCGACGACGATCCGACCCTGCTCGGGCTGGAGCCCGGGTCCGATGCCGAGGGCGAACCGGGGGCGGCACGCGTCCGGGAGACACTGGTCTGGGCGCGGTCGAATGACAGCCAGCCCGGCGACTATTATCAGGTCTACCAGGTCAGCAATGGCGTCGTGGTCGACAACCGCACGCCGACCGCGCTCAGCGGTGTCATGCAGCAGATCTCCGAATACGACTACGATGCCCTGGGCAACTACGCCGTTAATGACGGCTGCCGCGTCACGGCGCTCGGCAAGATCGGCGCCGACCAAGTGTTCTCGATCGCTGCCGGCCGGTTCAACGTGACAGGCTGGAAGCGCACCCGCGAGGCTGCGGCACGGCATGCCGAGCCGGAGGCGCCGGATCTCGAGGTGGTGACGGCCGAGCCAATCACCATGAACGGGCCCACGGGTGGCGCGCATGTGCTGACTGTTGCACGCGCGCCGATCGCCGGCGTGACAGCCGCCGTGATCGTCAAGAGGGTCACGCAGACCGTGACGCGGAGCTCGACCCCGAACACATCCGATGCGCTCCAGTTCGCGGCGGTCGTCGCGGTCGAAAGCGTCGTGCAGGGCGGCACGACCTTTGTCCCGGGCACCGACTACACGGTGGCCGCCGGCGCTATCAACTGGTCCCCGGGCGGCGCGGAGCCGGCTGCGGCCAGCACGTACACGGTCACCTATCTCTACAATGACAGCGTGACGCCGACCGATGTCACCGCCACGACCGTCACAGTCACCGGCGGGGTGAACGGCCAGCTGGCCCAGATCACCTACACCTCGAAGGTGCCGCGCATCGATGTCCTCGGCGTCGATGTTACCGGGCGGTCAGTCTACCTGAAGGGCGTTGCGGCCCGCGAGGGCGGCCTGCCTCCGATCGTGCCCGGCAACATCCTGAAGCTGGCCGAGATCGTCAATGACTGGATCGGCGTGCCGGTCGTTCGCAACAACGGCACACGCAACTTCACCTTCGCCTACATGGCCCGCATGTTCGCCCGCACGGTCGACATTCTCGACCAGTTCGGCCGCCAGCAGCTCCGGAGCAGCATTGCCGAGCTCGCCCCGGTGTCGAAGAAGGGCATCTTCACCGACGATTTCACCGACGACACATATCGGGATGCGGGTGCCACACAGACCGCAGCCATCAACCGGCGCGTGCTGCAACTCGGCATCGATAACGTGCTGATGCAGCGGGCGGGCACCCAGATCGAGACACTGCCGTTCAGCGAAGAGGTCGTCCTGGCCCAGCCGCTGCGCACGTCCTCGATGCTGATCAATCCATATGACAATTTCACACCATTCCCGGCCTCGATCCGGCTCGAGCCGCCGATCGACTTCTGGACTGATGTGGTGACCACCTGGACATCCGAGGTGACGCGCGAGTTCCAGACTGCGCCGAATGTGCCGCCCGGCACGACCACGATCACAGAAGAGGTCGAGGTCCGTCGCAGCGCCGCCCCTTCGCTGCGCACCATTGCCGTGGCCGTCACGCTGGAAGGCTTCGGTGTCGGCGAAAACCTTGCGACCCTCACCATGGACGGTGTCTCGGTGAAGCCCGGCGGCCTGCAGACAGCCAATGCGGCTGGCCTGATTACGCTCAGCTTCGACATCCCGGCGAACATGCCATCGGGCCGCCGTGTGGTCAGGGCGACCGGTGCAGCCGGCTCGTTTGCCGAGACGATCTTTGTCGGAGAGGGCATCATCGACGAACGCATCATGCGGCGCGTCAATCTCGTCACCCGTGCGGCACCGCCACCGCCAGCACCTGTCTTCATCACTGTGATCCAGCAGGTCAGCGACCCCACAATCAGCATTGGCAACGAAGGTGGCGGCGGCAACGGGTTTGACCCACTTGCCCAGTCGTTCTCACTGCCCGAAGGCCGCATGGTGATCGGGGTCAACTTCCGGTTCTCTGCCATCGGCAACCGCGCCAACGGCGTTCGTATCCGTCTGTCGCCGATGGTCAACAACATGCCCTCCAACGAGGCCCTGGCCGATGCGTTCGTGTCGATGGCAACCCCGCAGGTTGGCGATCTCGTGGAGGCGCGCTTCCGCGCCCCGGTCTATCTCGATCCCACGCGGCAATACTGCTTCGTCGTGCTCACGGCAGATGGCGACCATGCCATCTCGATTGCGCGGCTCGGCGATGTCTATGACGCAGGTGGCGGGCTGCAACAGCGTGTCTCCGCCCAGCCCTACACCGTCGGCGTGCTGTTCGCCTCGTCCAACGACTTCAGCTGGACACCCATCCAGGATGCGGACGCGCACTTCGAGATCGTCGCGGCCCGGTTCACCGCCACAAGCCGGACGGTCGACCTGTGGACCGGCGCGTTCGATGGCATCTCGGACATCATGGTGCGCGGCGGCTTCGACGTGCCGACGGCCGCCGCTGCCCTGCGCTATGAGCTGGTGCGGGCCTCCGGACAGGTGATCCCGCTCGCCCCGGGGCAGACACGGCCCTTCGCCGAGTTCCTCGACGAGGTCGTCACCATCCGCGCTGTGCTGACCGGCTCGGAAACAATCAGCCCGATCCTTTATCCCGGCAGCCTGATCATCGGCGGGCGCATCCGGACCAGCGGCACTTATATCAGCCGCGCCTTCCCGCTCGGAGCGGCGGTCGAGGTCAGCGCCCTGCTCAAGCAGATCCTGCCGGCGGGGGCCGGTGTGACGATCGATGTCGAAGGCCCCTCGAACACCTGGTCGGCACTTGATCCGGTGGAGGCTGAGGCCATCGGCGGCAACTGGTCGGAGGTCAAGTACACGCGCGATCCGCACACGGCCGCGAATGGCCGGGTCCGCATCACACTGACCGGGGGGCCGGGGGCGCGGCCGTCTGTGGCGGAGTTGCGCGCCTACACGATCTGAGGAGCAAACCATGGCGAACGATGCCCGCGAGCCGGCCTTCAACCTGCCGATCCCGCATCCCGACAATGACATTGCGGAGGAGTTTCCCCGCATCGGGATTGCCTTCACGATGGTGGGCGCGGCCCTCGATGCCTTTACCACGGCGCTCGCCGGCAAGGCTGCCACGAACCATGGCCATGCCATCGCCGATGTCGCCGGGCTGGGCAGCGCACTGGATGGCAAGGCCGCTGCCTCGCACTCACATGCGCTCGACAGCCTGAGTGATGTGGCAAGCGCCGGGGCGAGCGCCGGACAGGTCCTCGCCTTCGGATCTTCGGGCTGGCAGCCGGTGACACTCAACGCGGCATCGGTCGGCGCCCTGCCGGAGACAGCCGTCTCCACGTTTGGTGCATCGCTGACCGATGACGCGGACGCGGCGGAGGCGCGCGCCACGCTCGGGCTTGGGTCATCGGCGCTGACCAGCGACGACCGGGTGGCTTACGGCAACACCAACAGCGTCATCGCCGGAGCTGCCCGTGTTGCGGCCCTGACGGCCGCGCTGACCGCACCGCGCACATGGACCCTGCCGGCCGCCAATGCTGCGGGTGCTCCGCCCTACATCCTGATTGTCGATGAGGCCGGGGGCATCAGTGCGACGAACACGCTCACGCTGGCAGCGGGGGGTGGCGACACGATCAACGGAGCCGCGACGCTGGTGTTGACTGTGCCACGCAGCGTGGTGGTCCTGACCCGGAACGGGGCCACCCGGTGGACAGCCCTTCAGGCGGCGGGCGCTCCAAATGCAGCAGCGCTGCCCTCAAGCCCGGTTGGCGCGCTTACAGCCAACAACGTCCAGGCCGCGCTCGAAGAACTGGATGCTGATCTGACGGCAGGGCTGAACTCAAAGCTGGGCACCGGCCACGCCGGCGCGGGTGGTGCCGCCCATGCACTGGCGACCGCCCTTGAGGCCGGCTTCATGTCGCCGGGGCAGTTCACCAGATTGCGGAACGTTTCAAGAAGAACCCAACTTTTCACCGCGAGCAGCACATGGGTCGTCCCGGCTGACGTAACAGAAATTCGCGTAACCGTTGTCGGCGGCGGCGGCGGGGGCACGTCCGGCAGTGCGGCTTTTGGGGGCAGCGGTGGGGTATCGGTTGGCACGCTGACTGTCACGCCAGGAGCGTCCCTGACGGTGACTGTAGGGCAGGGCGGTAATGGCGTGGCGGGCGTGTCAAACGCTTTTCCGGGCGGGACATCGTCGTTCCAGACTTTAAGCGCTACTGGTGGCGGTGGGGGCAATTATGGATCTAACTTACGCGGCGCTAATGGCGCTGGCTCTGGTGGAAACATCCACAATAGCGTTGCAAGCGGTCAACTAATTGTTGTTCCGCCGTATCTCGGCAGCACAACAGTTCAACGCCCGACTGGAACGACAGCACCTATCGCCTTTTCCACCACAAGCCCAAGCCCTCCCGGTGCTGGCGGGGGGGCGAGTATCGGCGGCATTAGCGGCATCGTTCTCATTGAATGGATTGGGTGACACCATGAAACACGCTCTGATCTCTCCGTTTGAAGACGTCATTCGCAATGGCATCCGCGCAGGAGCCCGAGTGGCGCAGGTCGAGGCGGCTCCGTTCGAGGTCGCGCCGCCGCTGTTCTGGGTCGAGGTGCCTGATGATACGATCGCAGACGAGGTCATGTGGGATGGTGGGGATGTTGTGCCGGCCCCAGATCACACTGTGGCCACACCTCCTCCCCTCACCATTACGCGCCGCCAATGCGCCATCGAATTGTTCATGCGCCAGATGATCACCGACGACGACATGGTGGCCATGACCCAGACCGGCGCGCCACCACCCATGGTCGAGGCGATCTTTGTTCAACTCCCCCAGCCGGACCAGAACCTGGCCCGCACCGATTTCGCGGCTGGTAGCTACCAGCGCAACAACCCGCTTCTCACCGGCCTCATGACCGCCGCGATCACCGCGCAGACACCCGGCGCAACCGAAGCCCAGATCAGCGCAGCCATCGACGACTTCTTCCGCATGGCGGGGGCTCGATGATGCACCGGTGTGCAATCTGTCTTCTTGTGGCCGCAGCGCTCACTGCCTGTGCCGCGCCGCGACAACCCGACTGGGGCGGCATTGCCCGGGCACTGCCAGGCATCACGGGATAAGGCACGGGACGGGAGCCGGCTGCCCGCTGCCGGACAGGGCGGGCACGGAAGACTGACGCGCGTCAGGCTTATCGGGAGAGGGGAACGGAGAACATAACGGCCACAGATGTCGTTGCCCGTCAACCCGTGAGGCCCGCATGCCGGTAACCGAGAAGTTCCATGGAACCCGCGTCTTCAAGGGCGCGCAGCAGGCCCGCCCGATCCAGACCGAGGACTACTCGACCATCGGTGCCCTGGTCGTGGCGCCAGCGGCCGATGCCGCAGCCTTCCCGCTCAACACGCCGGTCACCGTGTTCACGACCGACACTCCCAAGCGGCTGCTGCTGGGTGCAGGCGGCAATGTCGACGCCGTCTGGGACGCCATCGACGACCAGGCCAACGAAGAGTTCGCCGGCGCCGAGCTGACCATCGTGCGGGTGGCCGAGGGCACTGGCACCGGCCAGACACAGCTTGAGAACACGATGGCCAACATGGTCGGGTCGGGCGCACTCAACAGCGGCGCGCACGCCTTCAAGACCGCGCTCAGCCGGCCAAAGCTGCTGATTGCCCCCGGCTATACCAGCCAGCGGGTGGGCAACCAGAAGAACCCGGTGGTGAGCGAACTCGAGACGATCGCCATGCGCACGCGCGGCATCGTCATCGCCGACCTGCCCAACACGACCATGGCCGCAGCCGAGACCTACCGGGGCGACTTCCCCAACAACAAGCGCGTCTATGGCATCGACCCGCATGTGCTTGTCCCCGGAGCAGGGGCGCAGCCTGTGGTGCAGCCCGCATCGGGGCGCGTGGCCGGTCTGTTCGTGCGCAGGGACAAGGCCGAGGGCGGCCCGCATGTCTCCCCATCCAACCAGGTCATCGGCGGCATTGTCGGTGTAGCCCGGCCGATCTCCTACTTCGATGGCGATCCGGACAGCGAGGGCAACTGGCTGAACTCGCGCGGTATCACCACGATCATCGACAACGGGCGGCTCTGGGGCAACGAGACCTTTGCCTCCGATCCGCTGGATCGCTTCGTCAACGTGGTGCGCACCGAGGACGCGATCGACAGCGCCGTGGTCAAGGGCTTCCGCTGGGCGATGGACAACAACCTCAATGTGCCGCTGGCTGTCGCCATCGCACAGAGCCTGGACGCCTTCCTGACCGAGGCGGCGCGGCGCGGCTGGATCATCTCCGGCCGGGTCAACTTCGACCCGTCTTTGAACAGCTCGGCCTCGATGATGTCCGGCACGCTGGTGCTCGAGTATGACCGCGAGCCCTATGCGCCGCTGAACGACCTGCAGTTCAGTGCCAGCCGCAACCCTGACTACTACGAATATGTGGCGGAGGGGATCACCCGCGCCATGCAGCAGCTGAACGCCCGGACCACCCGCGTGATCTACGGCGTCAATCTCACGATCTGACCTTTCGCAGCGCCTTCGGGGGGGCCTCGAAGCGCATCCCTTATCTGAAGGAGACGCCCCAATGGCCAGCCAGCCGCTTCTGATCTGCCGAGGGTTCAACGTGTTCGCGGACGGCCTCAATGTGGGCCTGCCGCTGACCACGATGAAAATCCCGATCCCGCCCGAAAGCGGAGACAGCGTGACCTTCGGCGGCACGCGCGGGGCCATCGAGATCCCGACCAGCATGGATGCGCCGGAGGCCACGTTCGCCACCAAGGGCATCCAGCCTGACCTGATCCGCCAGTATGCCCCGGCCTTCGGCCAGCGCCGGACCTACACGCTGCTCGGCGCACTCGTGGACGAGTTCTCCGACGACCTGACCAAGCGCCCTATCCCGGTCGTCTGCACGGCGATCGGCCGGCTTTCGCCGGAAATGGACGACAAGGAGGGCGGCGCCATGGGTGGCACGAGCTACACCATCAAGTCGATCGTCAAGCTGACCTGCGTGATGGGCGGGACCGAGGTGTTCCGGTACGACCTGAAGCTCGGCGGATGGCTCGACACCCAGGGTATGATGACCGACATCGCGTCCCTCATCGGCCTGAACGCCTGAGCCCGCACCGATGGCCTTGCGTCCAGACCCAGAGCTCAAGCCGGTGGCAGCGGCCGACGCCGCGATGCGCTCGATGCCGGAGTTCAGCGCGGCCGGGGCTGGCCCCGCGAGCCCTGCCCCAGCGAGTCCTTTGCCCGCAAGCCCGGTGCCGGCGCGATCCAGACCCGTCGTGACGCCCGCCGACCCTTGCAACTGGTCAGTGGACGTGGCGCTCGAGCACCCTGTCCTGGTCAACGGGGAGCGGCTCGAGGTCGTGACCATCCGCCGGCCGACGACCGGCGAGGTCATCGCACTCATCCTCCAGAACGACGACGAGGCATCGCTGAACCTGCGCTGCCGCGCGATGATGTGCGGGCTCGACCCCGATGTGCTGACCGAGCTGTGGGCCGATGACGGGCTCGCCATCGCGGAGGCCGCCCGCCCTTTCTTGCCGCGCGCCATCGCCGATATCGAGGCGGGGCTCGCCAGCGGTCTCACGGGCGACCTGTGAAGACCGGTCTGGCGCGCGTGCCTGCCCTCGCGGCAGGTGTGGCGCGGCTGCTGCACACGCCCTTGCCGGTCATTCTGGGCTGGCCGCTGGGTGATCTCTACTTCTGGCACGAGGAGGCCTGCGAGATCGCAGGCCTGTAAGGCAAGGGCAAAGCCGGCATGAGCACCGCATCGCTGAAGGTCCGGCTGCTGCTCGACCTGGTCAATCGCCTCTCCGGGCCGGCCGGCAAGGCACAGAAGAGCCTCCGGGATGTGCGCGAGGAGGCCAAGGGCCTGAACCGTGCCAAGGGTGGCGAACAGATTGCCCGCGACCTCGAACGGGCCCGGCAGGCCGCCGCCAGGGCGCAGCGCGAGGTGCGGGCTCTCAAGCGCGAACTCAGGGACGCCTCCAAGGCCGGCAGCGCCCTGAACATCGTTGCCATGGGCAACATGAAAAAGGCCCAGAAAGCCGGGGCACAGGGCGGGCCTGGGGCGGCTGGTGGTTTGGCAGCAATGGCCGGAAATGCACGGCTCATGGGCGGTCTGGCCGTCGCATACGGGGGATATCGGGCCGGACAAACGGTCAAGAAGGAGCTCGATTTCGGGCGGCTGATGTTCGAGCTCGAGAAGGCGACCGACGAGACAGGCGAGGCGCTGGCGAAAAGGGAAGCTGCGATCCGGCGCATGGCTCTTTTGACGGGCAAGACAAAGGAAGACCTCGCCAGCATCATGACGAATGCCGCGTTCTCGGACCGGCCAAAGGAAGACCTAAACCGCTTCACCGAATATGCCGCTGGGGCGATGAACGCATGGGGCACCAGCGCGGAGGACACAGGTCAGGCCCTGGCCGAGATCGGCAACATCTACAAGGCCAACCAGGCGCGCATCGAGGAGATCGGGGATAGCGTCAATACACTGGCTGACAAAAGCGCCTCGCGAGAAACCGATCTTCTACAGTTTCTGCGGACCTCCGGTGAGCAAGCTCGCCTCATGGGCATGTCAGCAGAGCAGACATTGGCCTTCGGTGCCGCCCTGAAGGAACGAGGTGTTCGTACCGATGTCGCGAGCACCGGCTTTAAGGCTCTACTGACAAAACTTTCCACATTCGATCTGGAAGACGAAGGCCTGACTGGAGGCATCAAAGCTGCAGGCCTCGACCCCAAAAAGTTCAAACAGGCTCTTGCCAAGGATGCGACGGGGGCCATCGTCACCCTTCTAAAGGGCCTGGACAAGATCAAGGACCCCTTGAAGCGGATGGAAGCCTTCAAGGGCATTGGGGGCCTCGAATACGCTGACGACTTTTCATCTCTCGCAGGCGCGATAGACCGGCTGCAAGAACTCCTCGGCGTGGTCAGCAACAAGGCGAATTATGCCGGCTCGACCATGCAGCAGGCAGCCACGGCAGCAACTAAGGAGTTCAACAAGGTCGACCGGTCCATGCGGGCGATCGAGGAGGCAGGCTCGCGCATCGGTGCCGCTCTTATCGGGCCGCTCGGCATCGTCGCCCAGAAGTTCAACGACATTGCGCTGGCGGCTGACCAGGCGAAAGAAGCATCCGAATCGATGGCCCGATCCGAGGATGGCATCGCCAAGAAGCTTGCTGCTGATGAAAACCTGACGCAGGCCGAACGCCGCCAGATCGAGAGCGACCCTGCACTGCGGGCACGTGTCATTCGCGGGGCAAACAGCCGACGTTCACAGGCTGACTTCGACGCGACCCAACAGAGAATGGATGGTGCTTCGACCCCGGAAGCCGCATTGCGTGAGCGCGGCCGGTTGCTGGCGCGGCAACTGGATCGCCAGATCGAGACGCTGCTGGCCAGCATGGCAGCTAGCCCTGGGGGTGGCTCGATGGGCGACCGGAAGCGACTGGAAGCGCTGCGTAGACAGCGGGCTGACATGCCCAGCAACACGCTCGAAGGCGATCTGCCAAACGGCCGCTCCGGCCTCCAGCGTCAAGGCGATCACGGAAATTCGGAAAAGCAGGCAAGAGGGGAAGCGCGGCTCGCAGCCATCCGGGCTCAAATCGATGCATTGACCGCGCGCATGCACCGCCTGGATGGGCTCGCGCAGGCCTTCGGAAATACCAAGGCTGGACGGGATTTCGCAGCCGATGCCCACGACGCTAGACGGCGGCGTGACAATGCTACCTTCGGCATTGCCCCCGGCAGCCGGTTCGGGTTCGGCCGAGGCGGCGCGCCGGGCGGGGGAGCGATGCCTGCCACGGGCTCGGGCCTGTCCATGTTCGGGCTGGGCACGGGCGTGAGCGGCTGGGCGAAGCGGGCCCGGGCCGCCTTCGAGGTCGACCTGGGCGAGGCAGGGATGAGCATTACCGACCGGATGGCGGCCGGGCTGACGGGCGGTGAGGGCAAGGTCACCAGTGCGGCCGCGCAACTCAGTGATGGCGTAACCAGCAGGCTGGCCCAGGCCGATGGTGCCGAGGCCGGCCGGCAGGTGGCCCAGACGTATGCCGATGGGATCCGTTCGGGAGAAGGGGCTGCCGTTGCGGCCGCACAGGCGCTGGCAGGGAAGGTAAGAGGGGTGCTTTCCGGCGCAGGAGCCGGCACCCAGACAGCCTCGGCCGTGCGATCGCGGGTGTCCGGGGCGCTCAATGACGGGGTTGCGTGATGACGCCGCTGCTGTCGATCGGCCCCCACATCTTCGAGATTTTCCCGCTCAACCTGCAAAAGATCGAGGAGGAAACCACCGTCAACTGGCCTGTTGTCGAGCGCTTCGGCATGGGGCCAGCCCGCCAGTTCACCGGTCAGGGCGAGACCAGCTTCAAGATAGAGGGGCTTTGTTTCAACGAGGAGTTCGGCGGCTACACCGAATATCTGGCGTTGAAGGCGACGGCCGCCGCCGGGCAGCCGCTCGAGATCCTCGGCTGGGGCACGGGCGCAGCCTACGGGCTGGTGATCGGCCCGGCCTGCATCCTGAAGGTGTCGGCCACACATGAGGCCATCGGGCCGGACGGCATCGGTCGAAAGATCACGTTCCATGTGGAGTGCGGATCGTTCGGCGAGAGCTTTGGTGGAGGGCTGTTCGGATGATCGTTGAAGTCACAGCCCCGCTGACAGTGGACGATCTGGTCTGGCGCGCCTTTGGTGACGCCGACACGGCGCTGGTCGACCAGACGATCAACCTCAATCCGGGGCTGATGGACAGGCTTGCCAGCGCAGGCCCGTTCCTGCCGCCCGGCCTCAAGATTGTGCTGCCCGAGCGGCGGCAGGGGAGCACCGCGACGCAAGCAACTGTGAAGCTGTGGGACTGATGGCTCGCGCGTTCACCCCGAAGATCGAAGTGACGGTCGACGGCAAGCCCGTGGCCGGCATCTTCTACTCCCTGCTGGTCAAGGCGACCCTGAGGGACGAGGCCGGCAAGACGGCCGACAGCCTCACCCTGACCTTTGACGACGCGCGAAACCAGATTGCACCCATCCGGAAAGGAGCCGAGATCGCTGTCCGCCTCGGCTATCTGGAGACCGGGCTCTTCGACAAGGGCCTGTTCAAGGTCGAGAAAGCCCCGCTGCGCGGATCGGTCAGCAAAGGTGAGTTCCTCGAGGTGACGGCCAAGGCGGCCGACATGACCAAGGAGGTCAAGGGCGAGGGGCGAAAGGCCTATTTCAACAAGACGCTCGGCCAGATCATCGAAGCCGAGGCGAAGGCTGCGGGGTTTGAGGCGCTGGTCGATCCTGAACTCGCAGGCATCCAGCTGCCCTATCGCCTGCGCTTCGACCAATCGCGCATCGACTTCATCACGGGTCTGGCGGCCGAGGCAGGCGGCACCGCAAAGCCGGCCGGCGGCAAGATCATCGTGCAGAAGCGCGGCGGCGGCACATCCGGCTCAGGCCTGGCCCTGGCACCCATCCGGATCGACAAGCGGGACTGCTCGGAGTGGATAATCGACCCTGACGGGCGGCTGCAATACGGCGAGGTCGAGGCCTTCTTCGTGGACCCCAAGACCGGCAAACGCCAGACCGTGAAGGAGAAGACGGGTCTCGACGGGCCTGCCTTCACCCTGCGCGAGCCCTTCAGCGACGAAAAGCGCGCGCGGCGGGCCGCCAAGGCCGAGACGGGCCGGCTCAACCAGGGCACCGGGAACGGCACCTTCACCATGGCCGGCCGCCCCGAAGCACAAGCCGGTGCCCCTGCGATCCTGACCGGGTTTCGGCCGGATGCAAACGGCGAATGGCGGGCCGATGTCGTCGAGCACAACATCGAGCCGGGATCCTCGGGCGGCTTCACCACCACCGTGGAAGTCAAACCGAAGGAGGACGGCAAGACCAAGAGCGAATGACCGAAGGGCGGCGGGGGCCGCGCGAACGGCACCGGGAACATCCTGGCAGAGACCCGGCCGGCAACACCAATCCATGAACACCGCCCCGCCTGAGCGCAGGAGGCGATGATTCTCATGGAGACGGCAATGCATGAAGCTCTTTTCGATGTGCGCCCCATCAGCCCCGTGGCGGGCTATGTGGGAGGCAAGCGACAGCTGGCCAAAACGGTCATCCGTGCCCTGAATGGCATTGACCATCAGGTCTATGCGGAGCCCTTCGTGGGCATGGGAGGCGTGTTCTTTCGGCGCGACAGGCGGCCGAAGGTGGAGGCGATCAACGACCTCAATCAGGATGTGGCGACGTTCTTCCGGATCCTGCAGCGGCACTACGAGCCATTCCTCGACATGCTCAAGTGGAGGCTTTCAAGCCGCACCGACTTTGACAGGCTGATGACGATGCCGCCTGATGCCCTGACCGATCTTGAGCGAGCCGCCCGCTTTCTCCAGCTCCAGCGGATGAGCTTGCCGACATCGAACCGCGCTTTACCGCCCGGTGCATGAAATTCGGTTTGCTACAAAAGCAATTGTCCCGAACTCCAAAACCAATTGTCCCGCTACAGTCACAATTCGTGAGCGTGCCGGATTGATAGCCGATCAGCGCGACGCTGTCAAGGACATTATTCCTACAACCTTAACGGGTGTCAAGTTGTATCGTTTCAGCCCCCCGTCCGGGCGTGATGGCTC